AGCTGGTAGATTGCTCCCTTTTATTCATATACTCTCTAAAACTTATATTAGGGTCTGCTGTCATTTCATTAACTGCATCATCATCTGTATAACTAACCTCATAATACAGTGAAATATCTTTTAATATCCATGTATGTTTATCTAATATTTTTTTAGCATCTAGTATAGACGTAGAACCTACTTCTATAGTTATGATAGAATTAAAACTTTTAACCATTATCTCTCCTTTCGTAAAACGCATAGCCGTTGAAATATCAACGACTATGTTTTCTGTTGTTACTAAATAATCAATTAGCTTTCTGAATCATCATGAATTTCTTCAGTTTCTTCAGGAACTTCTTCTGGAATCTCATCAGGAATTTCTTCCGGTGATTCGCCAGAAGCCTTTGCATCATGATCCTCTAAAGCCATGGTGCATCCGGCCTTAGCAGCTCCAGTTACTCCGATTAAAGCCGCACCGGTAATCAATGTTACCTTAACGGTCTTTCTTACGAACTTAACTGGCTTACTATTCCAGATAGTGCCAATGGTTTCGAGGAATGACTTTGAAGGCTTTTCTGTTGTTTCATCCTTCTTAACTTCATTTCCCTGTACTTCCTTTGTTTCCTCATTCTTAACTTCTTCCTTCTTTACTTCTTCATTCATAATTGAATCCTTTCTTCTGTTTAACGCACAGATGCGTATTTTATTTAGTTTCCATTATAAGCATCGATTCCAACGCGAACATAAAACGCATAGCCGCTGAAATCTCAACGACTATGTTTTGCTTTGTGGAAATATCAATTACTTATTTCTATTTGAGAATCCACAAACAATCAGTATAATTCCTATAAGAATCATCGCCATTCCTATGCTCATTTATCGGTTACCTCCTTTCTCTTTCTAGCTTTTTCAACATCACTGTTGAAGTCTTTTGCCGCCGCTGTTATGCGTACAACAATAAACCTCACAAGTGCTATTGCGACTAGTACCCATCCGGTAATCGCAAATAATCCAATGAGTCCTGCTCCCAGGAACCAGCCCCATAGGCTTATGACTAATTGTAACATATAAAATCCTCCTTTAAATTTATTTTATTTCCATTATAAGCTTCGATCCTAACGCGATAAAAAAAATATGGGCAGTTTATAGACCTACCCAGGTCTGTTGGAAATTAAAAATAACTTCTAACTTCCGTTTCAATACTATCAATCATCTTTAACGGTATGGTGATAGTTGTATCCTTATCTTTAAGTGATCTATCCTCATCACGGATAACGGCAGAAAAGCTGATCTTTAACTTATCTTTTGCAACTTTTATGCTGTCGACTTTATCCAAGTTGATTGTTCTTGTATATAGAACACCAACAAAGTCTATCTTAACACTTGTTGCATGATAATACTTCATGCTTTTCTTTGCCTTTTCTACATTAGTGATGAGTTTTTTAATTTCTTCACCTCCTTTTTCTACTGATGTAATAGTAGTATGAAATCTCTGTACTAACATAATAATTTCCTCCTTGAAATTTATTTTTTTTTATTTCCATTATAAGAATGGATTCTAACGCGATAAAAAAATATGGGCAGTTTATAGACCTACCCAGGTCTGTGGAATAATTATTCAATGACATCTACTTCCACGCTGTCAATCCATCTAATAGGGATACCAACTGTTGCATCCTTATCGATGAGTTCGTAGTGCTCATTGTCTCTTCTAACTCTAGCTAAGAGATTGATCCTCAGCTCGTTATTAACCACTTTAATACTATCTATTCTCTCTAACTCGATGGCTCTTGTATATAAGCCTCCGTTTAGATTCACTTTAATATTTGTGGCATAACTATACCTCATATCTTTCTTAGCCTTATTAATATCTTTAATAAGCTCTCTAATACGCTCACCTCCTTCTTTTACTGATGGTGCGTAAACATAAAATCTCTTGATGTTCATGTCCATAATTCCTCCTTGAAATTTATTTTTTTTTTATTTCCATTATAAGAATGGATTCCAACGCGATAAAAACTATAGCCTCGGATAAGACTATAGTTACAGCATTAAAAAGGTGTCTTAATGCTGCTCAGACAGGACACATAATCCTGCTTAAAAGCCTCTTTGATAAGAAGGTATCTACCTTCATGACTTTTGAGGTTCTCTAAATCCTCCTTAGAAACCATCGAGATAGTCATGGTTCCGTCTAACATACGCCATTTACCTGACTGAATATCCCATAATGAATATCCAGATATATCTGACAGAATGCGACGAATTTCCTTCCATTCTTTATCCGATGATTTTCCAGGTGAGTAGTTAACCCACAAGTCATAATATTCACCTCCTTTATCTCCTAATTCTTTGAGCTTTTCATCTGAGCGTAACTTTAACACCCTGTTTAATGCTCCTAATATATCTAGTGCCATATTGCACCTCCTTTCCATTATAGGTACCGTTTCTGGCACGACAAAAACTATATGGGCAGTTTATAGACTTACCCGGGTCTGTGAGGTTACTTGTTGTACTCAGAGAGACGTTCTGTTGCATGTTTATGAATTATAGCTGCGCATCTTACAACTACATCTTCACCATATTTTTCGATGTATGACTGTCTGAATTCTCTATATGCTTTATCATAATTATCATATAGAATTCTGGCATTTTTCTTTACATCGCTGTCATTGGTATCAAAGATGTGGTCTACAGTATATTCAATAAATTTACCATATGTCTCCTTCATCTCTTTATCTAATTCTTCTCTCATGTTAAATACCTCCTTTCTATCATAACCATCGATTCTGGCACGACAAAAACTATAGCCATTGAAATATCAACGACTATAGGTTTCTTTTTTTTAACTTCTTTTAGAACAATTTCCAATACTGATACCAATCGAAGCCGTTACACAATAGTATAATAGATAGAACGACCATTAAGGCCACTCCACCTATTATAACTGTCTTAAACAGCTCCTTCATAAAATTCAATATTTTCATATTATTTCCTCCTTTAAAATTGTTATTATTTCCATTATAAGCTTCGATCCTAACGCGAGAAAATATATGAGCAGTTTATAGACTTGCTCAGGTCTGTTTAGATTTACAGGTGAATCAGCCCTGTAAATTTACCCGCTAGTGATAACCAGCAGTAAATTACCCAGGCTATTTTCCATTCCCAATCCATAATTAAAATCCTCCTTTAGTTTTTATTTCATTATATGCATTGTTTATTATACGACAAAAACTATAGCCATTGAAATATCAACGACTATGTTTTTTTTTAATAACCTCTTTCTTATACCATATTACCAAAAAAGAAATCCGATAAGATGACCCAATAGGCCATTACCTTCCATATTTCGAACTTCATTCTGTCAATGTCCATAATTCTAATCCTCCTTTTAGGTTTTTATTTTCTTCATTATATGCATTGCACATTCCGCGAGTAAAAAAATATGGGCAGTTTATAGACTTGCTCAGGTCCATGGAATCATTCATCTAGTTCAACAGGACAATACTCCCCTGTCTGTGCATCCTGATAGTACTGTACGGTATTGTCTTCATTATTATCAGTTACATATAATAATGCGACAAACCACAGTGCAAACAGGAGCAAACAGATTACCAAGTTTTCCTTGAATTCCTTCCATTTCTTTTTCATATTTTTCTTCATATATAAATCCTCCTTTGGTTTTTATTCCATTATAAGGATTGATTTGACTGCGACAAAAACTATATGAGCAGTTTATAGACCTGCTCGGGTCTGTTAATTAATCTTCGTATGCTTCGATTGCTCTCAGCATCTTTTCTGCTTCTCTCAGCTTCTTTTTATTCTCTTTTTTCTTGTAATATTCAATCTCCTCTTTGAGAGATCTAATTATATCCTCCTTTTCTTTTTTGCGTCTTATTGCAGACTCATATTCTTCTTTTTCTGTAGCCATCATATCAGCTACATCACTCATATAATACATAATTACCTCTTTCTCCTATTCTTATACGGCATAGGTGCCATAATTTTTACTTATTTACTTCACTATACCCATTGTTCATTGCGCGACAAAAACTATATGGGCAGTTTATAGACCTACCCAGGTCTCCCATATTCATACCAATAAGGTTCTGAATACGATTCTGAAATTTTCTGGGGAATATTCCCAGACTCTTTCATACGTTAATATAACGTATGCTTCCTGTGTCTTTGTTTTTACACGGCACAGGATTTCCCTTTTTTCTACTTCCACCAATGCTTCAGCCTCTATTACTTTAGGGCCGAACATAAGTCTTCTTCTTTCTTCTTTCTTCAATACTTCATTTAATTTTTTTAAATCTGCTTCAAATATCATATCGCAGATGTTTTCAATATAACCGAAACCTTCCCAGGTTTCCATATCTTCCTTTGCTTCTTCAAGCTTTACCTCTTCATTATAATTTTCACTCATATTATACCTCTTTCTCCTATTTTACAGGCATAGGTGCCATAAAAACTTTATTTACTTCTCACTATATGTATTGTTTATCTCACGAGGGACAAAAAACATAGGACTTGTAGTCTTCGAAACTACGTCTCCATCATTTCAAATGGTATTCTACCATTGAACTATTCATGGGTGTCAACCCCTGCCCGACTGTTACCAGCCTGTGGACTCATCCTACGTCATTATAGGGGTCGATCTCATCGCGAAAAAAAAATATGAGCAGTTTATAGACTTGCTCGGGTCTGTTTAATTACTTTTTTAACTTGGTTAACTCTTTCAACCAAGTTTTTAGTTTCCATTTTATGTAGCGGACTTCATCCGTGTCGCCCGCATTCTCCGCCTCGATTTTTTCGAGGTTTAGCTTATTTATTACCATTTTTATATATTTTTCTTCCTCGTTCATAATAATTCCTTTCTCCTATTTAAGGCATAGATGCCAATTTATTCTCTTCATTATACGTATTGTTTATTCCACGACAAAAAATATATGGGCAGTTTATAGACTTGCCCAGGTCTTTAGATTACTTTTTCTTTTCTTTACTCCAATATATAGCTTGAAGTCTTTTAATTTCTTTATCGCACGTCTCAGATTTGACTAAATCTCCACGCATAACGGATTTGAGACTCTCTTTTCTCAATTCCACTATTTTATCAATTATTTCTTTCTCATTCATAATTAAGTACCTCCTTATTTTAACGACGCATATTTCTTTATCTTTTCGTTCATTTTTTCCCTAGCTTCTTTTGCTTCCTTGGCATGTCCTGATACCAAATTTAAAAGCATCTTCATATCTAGGGATAATATCTCATTTTCCAATTTCTTCTTTACTTCTTCCTTTTCGTTATCCATAAGAATACCTCCTTTCTATCATAACCATTGATTCTGGCACGAAAAAAAAATATGGGCAGTTTATAGACTTGCTCGGGTCTGAAGACAAAAAAGGTAGATGAGGCATTTATAGACCTGCCCTGGTCCTAATCACTACTCAGTTCTTGCGAACCCAATGATTACTTTTTCATTACTTCTTTCCGTCTTCGCTTCCTTCACTTCCGTTTTTACTTCCGTCTTTAATTCTTTCTTAACTTTTTCTTCTGCTACTAAAGCCATTACGGATCCAGCAAATGCTGCGCCTATCATACTTATAAGATAAGCTCCTATTATTGCTATTACCTTAACGGCCTTTTTAAAATTGTTTTTCATAATAAAGACCTCCTTTCTATCATAAGGATTGATTCTGGCGCGACAAAAAATATAGCCCCAGTTTTCGCCGAGGCTATAAATTTTAATTACTTGCGGATAACCTTGAATGTCATTTCGTTATGGGTATCAATACCTTTTAACTGCTCTGGAGTTATTTCAAGTGATAATAATTCTTCATTGGCGTTTGAACTCACAATGAGATTCCCATTAATATCATTTTCTTTTAACTCAGGTAATCCGGTAACAATACTTGTTAATAAAGATAATATACCACTCAATGTACTTGCAGAAAGAACCATAAGCCAATTCACATCACTCATAACTGCAGAAGTACCGATTGTTGCTATTGCTGTCTGTGCTATAGTTTTAATAGCTCTTATACCAGCGGCTTTTAACCACTTTTTACCAAATTCATTCATACATCCACCTCCGTCGAATTATGGCTAGTTAGAGCATCAATTCTCTTATGAGCTGATTTAGTACTTTGCTCAACTATAATTAAACGCTCATTGATACTACCGATATCAATTTTCATATTCCGTATATCAGACTTAATATCTTTTGTATCAGAAGATATCTCATCTAATTTTGTCTCTAATCTTGTTTGCTTATGGGCGTCTGCTTTGGCTTTTTCAATTTCATCTTTTATACTAGTTTTACTAGCTCTAACATTTGCTAAAATTGAAAATACC